AAAAAGAATTGAACATCTCTAAATTGACCTCTACAAAAAGGTAGTTTATTATGTGTAAACTCTGCTTCAAAACTTATTTCAGATAATCCTTCTTTTTTTAGTATGTTTACTTCTCCAGTGTTTATCAAATCAACTGTTTTATTTTTGTTTGTCACTTTAATTTCTAACTTGGGTGGAGGGATTGGTAATTGTACTCCATCTAAATAAAAGTCATAAGCCATTTAAACACCTCCTAAACTATTCCTTCTGCTGATACAACCATAGCATCATTTAATTTTTCAGTTAGTACATTAACTATACCATCCACATCTGCATCTTTACTTATGTTATTTGTGTTGTTCATATCTATTTTAATGTTTACTCCTGTGAATCGATTGATAGTCTCTTGCTCTGCTATATCTCTTAAGTATTTTAAGTCCTCTTGACTTTTATCCATTGTTTTTGCCATTTTTGCAGTGTTTCCTGCTGTGTCCTTTGCTCCTTTTGCTGCGTCGCCCAAAGGTGAATTTAATCCAGCTGAACCAAATCCATTTCCTAATCCATACTTCTTATCCCAAAGGTCATCTAATCCTAATTTTTTCTTTGCATCTTCTGCTATTTTACTGATATCAAAAGTATCTTTAAATTTATTAGTTATAGACTTTTGCCACTTTTCACCTAAAGCATTTCCTTTTTGGAAAGCTGACCCAATATCCTTATATCCCATTCGCTCCAATTTAACTTTTTCTGGTGCATTTCCTACCCATTTGTTTAAGTTATCAATCTGTTGCTTAATGTAACTGTTGTCCGCCTTAACAGGTGTAAATGTTGCTTCTCCTACTTTACCAATATTTATCCCTGGTATTTTATTTATTAGGTCAATTAATTTGTTTACACCTCTTATTGCTATGTTCGCCCCATCTATGAATGCTTTCCCGAGTGCATTCCCTGCTGAATTTACAGAATTATTTAGAGATGCCATTTTTTCTATTATAAATATTACTCCCTTCGCTATTGCTTGTTTCATAAGAAAAACACACTGATTCCATCCATTCGCAATTCCTTCATTTACATCTACACATTTATTTAATAACCATATCATTATATTTTGTATAAATGCTGCCGCTGCAAATGCCGCACCCACAATTGCACCTAGGACAGTCAAAGACGTTCCTGCAAATTTATTTACTGCTGCTACTGCAACAAAAACTGCTACTACAAATGCTATAATACCTGCTATTATCCAAAAAATTGGACACGCTAAAATAGCAGCATTTAGACCATATTGGGCAATTGTAGCCATTTGAGTTTCTGTTAATTCTGCATGTACTGCTAAAGCATGTATCGCAGAAGCAATTGCTAAAGCATTTTTTGATACTTTGCATAAAGTTTCCCAAAGCAATATACTTCCCAATGCAATTAAATAAGTACCTAAAATCCCTACAACCCCTGCTACAATTGGACCTATTATACTCCAATTTTGTGCAAATATATTAGCAAGGTTTAATGCTTGTGCTATTATCCATCCTAGCGCTTGTGAAATTAAACTTATCCCAACAATCATTGTGTTTGAAAAGCTTTGAAAAGCTGGGCTCCCTAATATATTTATAATTCCATTAAAAATACTAAATGCAACTGCTCCTAAAACATATAACGAATCTATAAAATTATCTATAAAGGTTCGAAAACCCCTACTAGACATAGCTTGTTCTATTTTTTTCTGTATAACACCAAATATCATAATTGCATTATTTTTAATTGAAGTCCAAATTTGATTAAATGTATAGGGCATCTTCTCGAACTCTGCATTAGTCTGCTCTGCCGCTGAAAGTAAGGAGTTTTTTACAATGTCGGCTGTTAGCATTCCTTCCGATGCCATACTCCTTATTTTGCCTATATCCACATCTAAGTAATCAGCAATTGACTGTATAATGTTAGGTGCTGACTCAAATACAGCATTTAGTTCCTCGCCTCTTAATACACCAGAACCCAACCCTTGGGTTAGTTGTAACAATGCTGAGTTCATTTCTTCAGTACTTGCTCCAGCAATTACGAACTTTTTATTTAGTTGCTCTGCAAAACCTACAATTTCTTTTGTACTGCTAAACGCCTTACCTGCGTTCATGCCTATTCGTGAAACTATTTTTGCAGTATCTAAGTAAGATGCACGAGACCTTTCAGCAGATTGGAAAATCATTTTATTAAGCCCACTATCTGATTGTTGACCATCATTTATCATACTAAGTCTCGCGTTAGTACTTGTCATCTGGTCGCTTAAATTTCCTAGACCTCCTAACGTTCTTATACCTAAGTAGGTTGCTGCTAGCTTCTTTGCACTTCCAACTAATCTATCTGTAGAACTTGCACCCTTATTTATATCCTCATTAAGTCTTCGCTGTTGATTATCTGATTCTCTTATTTGTTGTTCTAGTCTATCAAAGCCAGCCTCCGCACGCGCTAACTCTTCTCTAGCTGTTCTAATACTATTAGCATCTATAGCATTACTAGATGTTCTTTGTAATTGCTCGAATGAACTTAATACAATATTCATAGCATTGGTCATATGCCGAAATGCGGGAGTCATTCCATCGAAAATTCGGATTGATGTTTGTATCGTTGCCATTTTCTCACTCTCCTTTCTTTTTGATAATAATAAAAGCACTTACCTGTTTTTAAGTAAGTGCTTTTATATTATAAATTCAATAATTCCTTTTTCTTAGCATCAAATTCTTCTTGTGTAATAGCTTCCATATCTAATAAATTCTTATATTTTAATATTTCATCAGCTGTAGAGTTACACATAGACTCTTCTTTTTTATCTTCTATACTCTTAGAACTTGTTATTATAGACAAAGTTGATAAAATCTCTTGGGCATAATTATAAGATTCTTTATATAAACTTGAATTTGTAGAAATTTTAGAATTAATTAAATATATATACTTTGTAGAATTCTTTATATTATTAATTGTAATTTTTATCTTTAAACTATTTACATAAGTTTTTATTTTTTTCTTTCCTAATATACTTCCAGCTATAGCTCCTGTTTCGCCAAATAAAAGACCTCCTCCAATAGCACCACCTAATTCACTTTTAATTATAGATTCATCATCTTCTAAAAGTTCAAATGAAATAATATCCCTAAAGTCATATACTCTCTTATTCTTATTTAAATTGCTTATTTTATCAGATATAATTAATTGTTTTTTATTCTCATCTACTAATAAATAAATTCCTACTTTTTTACTTGCGTTAAAAGATTCAAATTTTTTTTTATTTTCGAGTGTTAATCTTATTGATTTTTTTATTTCCTCAGAAGATATTTTTTTAATTACATCTGTTGGTTCGACTATAGAAAATGTATCTTTATATTTTTTTAAACATTCAGAACATATTACACCATCAGATATTTTTTGTTTACCTTTTTCTCCACATATACAACAACTTTCATTTCCACTAAATAATCCCATAATATCCCCCTTTATTATAATGAATTTATAGGATTATTATACTATATTGGTAAAATTTTTACATTATAGTTTGACTCCAAAACCCATTTTAAGACCTGTAATTTTAGATAATTTCTTAAATGTGGTGCAGTGATAAATATCTACAACATGGATTATCTTCTCTTTTTATCACTTCATCATTTTTTTGAACATATACACTTTAATATGTCTAGTGATACAATATAAATCTTTTTCTGTAAGTTCTATATCTTTATTCATTTAATCCCTGCCTACCTTCTCCTTCCTCTCTTTTTCTCTCTTTCAGATTCTTTCATTGCTTCCTCTTCATCCTCTATCTTAACAAGTATTGAGGCGGCTGCTAATGCTCTCTCATTAACTTCTAAATTCATATATTCACTAGGTTTCCACTTTAATTTTTGGATACAATAATGAGTGATGCTAGCATCAAAATCGCCGCCCCTAATTAGTTTTTTGCTTCTTCTACTTTATCTTCAAATGTTGTATCAAATCCATTAACCTCATTAACTTTTACTGTATAGTTGACATACTCACCTGCTGTAAGCATTGTCTTTAATAACTGAGCTTCTCCCATCACTCCATAACTATTTTGGAGTTCGGCATCCTTTAAATCTGGAAATACTGTAGATGCTACACATAATTCAGCTACATAACTGTTATAATCAATTTCACTTGTATATTGACCTGTATGTTTACCATTGTTGCCTATAACTTTCACTCTTTTAGTGCATTTTCTTCTTAATGATTCATCTTCTTCAGATGATAAAACTTTAAGTTCCCATTCTACTGGTTTTCCATTCTCATCTACGAATCTATCACTTGCCACATATTTTACATTATCAACCTTTATTGCATTTTGACTTAAAAAAGCACTTAAATTACTCATTTCTTAATTCTCCTTTTATTTTAATTTTTCCCATAAAAAATACACATCTATAATTTATAAATGTGTATTTTACTCCATTCCTGCTAATAAATTAAACTTTTCAACTAGCTCCCAATCCTCAAAAGTAAAGTCCATGTCTTCATCTAAATATTCACCATCAGCATCAAATTTAGTAATTATTCCACTGTCCATATTACAATCTTTAAGTACTACTGTCTGTCTTCCTACAGCAGATGTAGGGTCTTCATTGGTAACTTGCATATCAAAGTAAATATCCTCACCAGTTTCTTTATATCTATAAAGTAACTCTCTAAAAATAGAAGTATTATAATGAAATGTTGCACTTCCAGTATTTGTACTACCAGTTGTTTTGTTTCCCTTTGTTGTTCTTCCTAAGATTGGAACCTCACTTTTATTTTTCTCCATTTTAGCTTCTAAATCTATAGCTTGCATAAAATTATATCTTTTGCCTTCTATAGTTACAAAACACTCAGCTTTTTTTGCACTGACTGTGTCTTTAGCGTTTATTGTTTGAGCCATATTTTCACTCTCCTCCCTAACTAACTGAAACAGTCATATAAAGTTTACTCATAGCATTTATAACCTTAACCGCATCACTTACTATAACTGTTTTCTTGTCATTTCCAAGCTCTACACTAACATCATCAGTTTTAAAATCTTCTATTGCCCTTATATTTTCTAATTCTTTGTGATGCTTAACAACATCATTCCAAAATGAAATACGACCAGCTTTATCATTTGGCACTTTACCAAGATATTTATCATTAAATAAAGTCGCTATGTCATTAGCAATTTGGTCTAATACTCTAACACTTTGATTACTTGAAAAGTCGTCATTTTTATCATCTGTAAATGATACAAAAGTATTTATGTCCTCTAACACATGAACTTCATCACCAACTTTATGAAATATAAATTTACCACTCTTTAGTGCTTCTTCAAGTTGTATTTGAGTGTAATTTACATCAACATCAAACTCACCATCATACTTTTTATTAGTATTAGATTTATTTATATCGCATCCTGCTATAGCTCCAGTAGTCCAATAAACTAAACTAGATTCTAATAACCCAGTATCTTTAATCTTATTTTCTACAGACACTACCCCTTCATAATCTGCATCACTTTTCTTATATAGTACTGTTTGAAACTTAGCTCCTACCTTATCTCTCATTCTCTTTGTAAATTCTACAAACAAACTTTTAATCTCTGTTGTTGTAGCCAAACATCCTAAAGCATTAAAGCTATAGCTTTCTATTTTATCCAAGAAAGCTTGGTACTCTGCTCCTGTCACAGCTTCGCCATTAGTTCCACCAGTAAATACAAGTCCTGCACTTGCTTCTAGTGTTGTATCCTTCTTCCAAGTAATATAGTCATTGTCCTGTAAGTCTGTAATAACTTTTGCTATTTGGGTATCTACTTTCTTATTATCCAAAAGTGTTACAACATCAAACTTAGTGTTATCATCAATGTTTGTTGTAACTACTATCTTCAAATCATTACCTCTTATTCCACTATATTTAGCAGTAGCAATAGTGCAACTAGCTTTAACACCTTTATTTAATTTATAAAAATAACCTAATCTTATGTTTTTAAATAAATCTCTCAAACCTTTCAGCTTCTCATGAGTATAATCATATCCAAAATACTTTACTGAATACTTCTCAAAATCATCACTGGTTACTTGA